AGTAAGTGAAGCATTTAAAACAATATCTGTATCTGGTCAAAGCGATGTAGTCGCAGATGCAGCAGCAGACACACTTACTTTAGTAGCTGGATCTAATATGACCATCACCACAAACGCTAGTGGTGACGAAATAACATTTGCATCATCTGGCTCTGGCGGAAGTCAAAATTTATTTTCAACGATTGCAGTAGCAGGACAATCTAACGTAGTTGCAGATTCAACGACAGACACGCTTACTTTTGTTGCCGGGAACAATATAACTTTGACGACAGATGCAAGCGCGGATTCAATAACCATAAATTCGACGTCCTCTGGCGGTGGTGGTGGTAGTTCTACGCAGTTTGCGAAAAACACATTTACCGGCGATGACAGCACAGTAGATTTTACATTGACACAATCTATGACTTCAGAAGATGGTCTTATTGTATTTATAGATGGTGTTTATCAAGCCGATAATGTTTATTCTGTATCAGGTACAACGCTAACATTTGCAACTGCTCCGCTTGCTTCAAGGGTTATAGAAGTCTTTCAATTAGAAGGCGGCATAGTTGGATCTGCTCCTGTAGTAGATACAATGACAGGTGACAACTCAGATACAACTTTAACTTTATCTGTTTCGCCAATATCAGAGAATCAAACCTTTGTAACTTTTGACGGTGTTGTTCAACATAAATCAACTTATAGTGTCTCTGGTAACACGCTTACTTTCTCAACCGCGCCGCCAACAGGTGTAGCAGTTGAGTGTATTACTTTTACCAATGTAACAGCAGCGACAGATTCAGTCGTTGATAATTTTACAGGCACAGGATCACAAACAGCTTTTACTTTATCCAGGCAACCTCTTACAGAAAACAACACGCTTGTTTATGTCTCAGGTGTTTACCAGGATAAATCAACTTATTCAGTAAGTGGCACGACCCTTACCTTCTCTACTGCTCCAGCAAACGGAGTATCGATTGAGGTCGTGTCAGCAGTAGCAGCTATAACTAATAGCGCTACTTTGTTGGCAGACGCAGATTCAGATACAAAAATACAAGTCGAAGAAAGTACAGACGAGGACAAGATAAGGTTTGATATAGGCGGAACTGAACGAGCAATTATAGACTCAACAGGTTTGGGCGTAGGTACTGATAGTCCTAGTGAAAAATTATCAGTAACCTCAGCAAACAACTCAAATTCCACTAACATTGCTAGATTTGCGTCAAATAATGATAATTTTGGAATAGGTATAGGATATTCTACTATTCGTCAAACTAACGCATCAGGCGTTATACAATTTGAAACCGGCGGATCAGAGGTAGCCAGATTTAGTGCTGATGGAAATCTTGGGATTGGAACTGCGGCACCAACTAGCTATGCAAACTCTCAAAAAACATTAGTTATTCAGGACTCTACTTCCCCTGCTATAGCATGGAGTGATACAGGGCAAACAAGAGATTGGTTTGCGATAGCACAAGGCAGCGGTTTATATTTTAATTATGGAGATGGCGGTGGAAGCGGTAGTGCTTCAAATGTTTCATCAGTCATGGTTTTAGATAATTCAGGCCATGTAACTAAACCTTTGCAACCTGCTGTTTTAGTTAGCAAAAGCACTTCTCAACTTAATATAGCTGTTAATGCTAACACTACGCATATATGGGATAACGAACAATTTGATGTGGGTGGAGATTTTGCTTCAAACACATTTACTGCACCTGTAACGGGAAAATATTTAGTGTGTTTGCAGATAAGGTGGCAAAACATACCTACAAATATTAATTATATTCAAACTTATTTAGCAACTACTAATGGCACTAGATACATGGGATTATTTGGCTCTGGAACAGATTGGTTTAATAACGATTGTGATTATTACAGAGAAAGTGAATCTGCTGTTATTGACATGGATGCAGGCGATACTTTTACTGTTATATCAACCCAATCTGGGGGAACTCAAGCAACCGATATTGGACAAGAATCTTATTTATCCATAGCGTTATTAAGTTAAAAACGAGGTAAAATTAATTATGGCAAAACTAACAATAACAATAGAAGTAGACGATACCGACCAACTTATTTTAAAAAACGATTTGTTGGATATAAATGATTGGGCGCAACAAGCTATGACAGGAAAAATAAATAACTGTTGGAAGCGTATGCAATCTCAATGGACTACTAAACTTATGAATGATGAATCTTTTACAGATTCTATTCCGAGTAATAAAGCTGACTTTGTAACTCTTGTTACAAGTAGAGAGGACTACAAAGACAGAACAGCTAGAGACGAAGCAGAGGAAACTCCCTAATGGCATTAACTAAAGTAGATACAAGTATGGTTGGTTATCCTGCTTTTGGCAGGAGAATGAATCGCAACGGTGACTGTACGATTGACCAAAGGGGTAGTCTTACGACAAGTCAAAACGGTAAAGGCGGCTGCGATGGTTTTAATTTAGCTAGTAGTTCTTTTGGAGTTTACTCTATGTATAAAGATAGTGATGTAGCTGTCAATGGTTTTAAACAGGCTCATCGAATAAATTGCACAACAGCTAATACAAGTCCTGGTTCTAGTGCTTATGCACTTTTACAGTTAGCAAAATTTGAAGGTAATAATTGTATTGGTTTAAAATTTGGCACAAGTGAAGCTGAAGATGTAAGCGTACAATTTTGGATTTATTCTAATAAAACAGGCACATACAACATAGAAATTTATAACGGAAAACATTCTGGTAGCGAATTCAACACTCAACAATTTACAATTAATTCAGCTAACACTTGGGAACATAAGACTTTAACTTTTTCTGGCGACACAGGCGGTAATCAATTTGATGATTCAAGTGATAATCAAATGAATGTGAATTTATGGTTAGCAGCGGGTTCAAACTTTAGTTCTGGTAGCCATGTTGCTGACACTTGGGCAAATGTAAGTGCAAACAGAGCAGTAAATCAAGCTAATTTTGCTGATAGCACATCAAACAATCTAAGAATTACAGGCTTACAAGTAGAAGCAGGAAATCCAACGCCATTTGAATACAGGTCAAGGCAAGTTGAATTAGCACATTGTGAAAGATATTTAGAGGTTCTTAGATCAAGCGATGATAACTATAATGCAATTTGGGGTTCAGAACTCAATACGTCTACGAATGTTTGGGCAAGCTGGCATTTTAGGCAAGAAAAAAGAGCTAAACCAACATTCTTTTTAGGCAATAGTGCTGCTTGGTCACAAGGTGGTAGTTCTCAAAGTGTTTACGAAGGTGTGTCACATATAAATTTTAATAGTAATGGTTGGTTTTATTTTTCTGGTAATTCAGAAGGCACAGCGGGTTTATTTGCAGATTCGGATTTTTAATTATGACAACAGATTTTAGAGAACACATGACGATAACTGATGCTAAGTATCAGAAGAATCCAGACGGAACAAAAAATGTAACCATACAAGCAATGATCAATGGCGTAAAAATGTGGATTCCAATAGATGAAGGCAACAGACATTACCAAGAAATAAAATTACAAGTTGAAGAAGGATCATTAACCATAGAGGAAGCAGACGAATGACAACTAAAGCATCATTAATAGATTTAAACGGTAACGAGATGATTCTCGATGCCGATGGTGATACGACCATTACGGCTGATACTGATGATCAAATAGATTTTAAAACAGCAGGAAGTGACCGAGTTACCATAGACTCTTCAGGAAATGTTGGAATTGGAACTACAAGTCCTTCAAGACAGCTACATTTAAACAACGCATCAGATCATGGAATTATGGCTATAACAGGTAGCACTTCTAGTCTTGCAGGCGTTGTGTTTGGAGATACTGCTGATGATGATGTAAGTTCCATCATTCATAATAATAGCAGTAACTATTTATATTTATCCACTTCCTCAACAGAAAGAATGCGTATTGAATCTGGTGGTAATGTTTTATTGAATCAAACAGCTACAGCAGATTCAGGTGTTGCCGATGCAAGATTAGAAATTACTAGAAGTAGTCAGCATTGTCTTAATTGTCATGTTGCTGGTACAGGTAATTCTACTTTAGTTGCTTTTATAAATGATAATGGTTTTGTTGGTGGTATAAATACTAATGGCTCTGCTACTGCTTTTAACACATCATCAGACGCAAGATTAAAAAATGTTTTAGGAGATGCTAAAGGTCTTGAAGTTATAAATGCTTTAAATGCTGTAAACTTTGAATGGAAAAGTGACGGTAAGATACAAGATGGACTTATAGCACAAGAGGTAGAAAAAGTTTTTCCTGACGCTGTTTCAGAGCCAGAACTAGATGGAGAGTGGTATTCAGTAGATTATTCTAAACTTGTAACACCTCTCATAAAAGGTATGCAAGAACAACAAGTTATAATAGACGGTTTAAAAGCAAGAATAGAAACCTTAGAAGGTAGCGAATGACAACTAAAGTACCAATAGAATTATCAAGCACACCAAGCATTGTCGATAATGGCGATGCTACTGCTATAACTATTGATAGTTCAGAGTTAGTGGGTGTGGGGACTACAAGCCCTGCAACACATTTACATTTGGAAAGTTCTGCTGCAACACAATTTAGAATAAGAACAACATCATCATCATCAGAACCACAAATGATTATGATTGATGGAGCTGGTGATTACTTTGCTATGCAGAAAGTAGATAGAGGAATGACTTTCAAACCTCAAGGGGCAGAAGAAGTAAGAATAGATGCAGACGGATTAAAATTTAATGGCGATACAGCAGCCGCAAATGCCTTAGACGATTATGAAGAAGGCACTTATACCCCTGTTATGAACTCATCTAATTTAACTTATACACATCAAACTGGTTGGTATGTCAAAATTGGTAGTCATGTAACCGTAGGCATACATATAGATATCAACACTAATGGTAATGGTAGTGGTGTTGCAATAGGTGATATAAGTTTACCTTTTGCACCTAGTCTTGGTGCTTCAAATTATTATGCAATGACTAGTACTATTTGGTGTAATGGTTGGTCAACAACTACAAAGTCAGATGTAGGTCTAGTAAGTCACGATTATAGTTACATAGTAACCAGAAAAGCTGCTGGTCAAGGTGGTGTTGCTACACCTACTCATGGCGATTTAGGCGGTGGTAACATGCTAATGACAGTATCATATAAAACAGCTTAACGAGGTAATAATTATGGCAATTACAAAAGAAACAGTAGTAGATAAAATTGAAGTACTTGAAATGGGTCAAGTACAAGTTAGAACTGCTACGGTAATAAAAGAAGATAAAACTGAAATTAATAGACAGTTCGTAAGGCATGTCCTAAACCCAAGAACTAAATCAGGTGATACTTGGGGTGATACCGACATATCTGGTGAAGATGCTAGAGTTCAAGCGATTGCAAATGCAACTTGGACTGATGATGTTAAGTCAGCTTATGAAACATTAATTGATTCTCAAGAATTACCAGGATAGTTTATAATTAATAACCATGTCAGTTACATTTACTACAAACTTAAACCTATCAAAACCTAGTGTTGGAGGATCTTCCAATGTTTGGGGTGGCCTTATTAATGATGATTTAGATGCCGTTGACGCTATCTTTGCAGGAGCCGGAACAGGAACTTCTGTAGGTCTTAAAGTAGGATCTGGAAAAACCCTGGATGTTTCTGCTGGAACATTGACACTAGCCGACAATCAAATATCTGGTGACAAAGTAGAAGGCGGAACTATTGCATCAATAACAATAAGTTCTTTGACTGCAACTGCTTTATCGTCATCCTCTGTAAACATTGACGGAGGAGCTATAGACGGGACGCCCATCGGGGCCAGCTCTGCAAGCACAGGGGCCTTTAGTACAATTAGCAGTTCCGGGGCAGCTACATTAAGTTCTTTATCAACTTCGTCAGCAGACATTAACGGCGGTGCGATAGACGGTACAACTGTTGGCGCAAGCTCGGCAAGCACGGGTAATTTTTCAACTTTAAAATTAGGTGGCACGAATATATTAGATAAAGTATATCCGGTTGGTTCTGTTTACATATCAATACAAAATAATAATCCTGCTGGATTGTTTGGTGGTAGCTGGGTATCTATAGGAGCAGGTAGAGTTTTACAAGCAGTACAAGGCGGTTCGACAGCAGGATCGAGCGCTGGAAGTTCTTCAAAAACAGTTACAATCTCAGTTAATTCAACAGGTTCTTTACCAAGTCACAATCACCAATGGTATGACGGCACAAGGTCTAGTGCAACAAAAGGTATTGATTTTGCTTCTAGCAGTTCTGGTCACAGAAGCGGTTCATTCAATTCTTCTGGTAATGCAGATGACTTTAGCGGTGATCCAGATTTAAACGACTACTACACGGCAAACAATTCAAGTGCTACTGTAACGGTATCAGGTGGTGGATCAACTACGGTAGATACGACTCAAGCACACTTTACAGTTTATATGTGGTATAGAACAGGCTAGAGGTTAAATCATGGCTCTGGTACAAATAACACCCCCAGCAGGAATAGTAAAAAACGGAACAGACTACTCAAACAAAGGCAGATGGGTAGATGGTGATTTAGTGCGTTTTGAAAACGGCTATCTCAAACCTATCGGTGGTTGGGATAAACTTAGGGATGTACCTTTGACAGGTACACCTATCGGCATGTATGCCTACAAAGATAATAGCGGCGATCAAGTATTAGCTATAGGAACAAGACAAAGAGTTTATGTTCTTTATCAAGATGCTTTATACGACGTCACTCCTTTAAGAACAACAAATACAGGCTTGAGTAATGTTTTTGCGGCCTCTAATGGTTCGTCAACAATAACCGTAACTAACACCGGGCATGGCGCAGCTGTTGATGATTTTGTCACAATATCAGGAGCGTCAAGTTTAGGCGGCAACATAACTGCAACAGTTTTAAATCAAGTGCATAAAATTGTATCTGTCCCGGACGCAAACACTTTTACATTTACAGCTAAAGACACAACTCAAGCAACTGTCACGGCTAATAGTAGTGACACCGGGCAAGGAGGCACAGGTATAAGCCTGGCTTATTCTGGTTTCTCTACAGATGAGGCGGCCGATGTTTTAGGTTGGGGTGCTGGTAATTATGGAAGAGAAGCGTATGGAGTTGCCAGGTCTGGTATTGGTGATGGAGAATCAACTTTAAGTTTCGATACAAAATCATTCAGTTTTGCGAATTGGGGTGAAGATCTTTTATTTTGCTCTGCAAGCGACGGAAAAATATACAGATGGCAGCCAAGCTCTCCCACAACTGTAGCGACAGTTTTATCAAACGCGCCTGTAAACAACGAAGCAGTTATTGTCACAAATGAAAGACACGTTTTTGCTATAGGATCTGGCGGAGACCCAAGAAAAGTTGCCTGGTCTGATAGAGAAGATAACAACACCTGGGCGGCTTCTGCCACAAACTCTGCCGGAGATTTGCAGGTAGTTACAGGTGGTAATGCTTTTTATGCCGTTAAATGGCAGACAGACGTTGTTGTGTTTACTGATATAGGTATAGACAGAATTTATTATTCTGGATCTCCTTTTATTTATGGCATACAAAGCGCAGGTGTAAATTGTCAAGCAATCAGCGCTAGAACTATTGTTGGTGTAGGAAACTTTTTAACATGGTTTGGTGAAAACTCATTCTTCGTGTTTGACGGGTCGGTAAAAGAAATAAAATCAGATGTGCATGATTACATATATGACAATCTAAATTACACATATAGAAAAGCGTCTTGCGGTGGACACAACAGTAAGTTTAATGAAGTGTGGTGGTTCTTTCCATCTG